CGTCAGCAGGTGGCGTGAGCATCCCAGCGTCAGCAGGTGGCGTGAGCATCCCAGCGTCAGCAGGTGGCGTGAGCATCCCAGCGTCAGCAGGTGGCGTGAGCATCCCAGCGTCAGCAGGTGGCGTGAATTTTGCTATTCGCATGCGTGCATGCGTTATTCCTATAATGAACAAAAGTGGATACTGAAGTGTACATAGGGTTTGCACCTATAAAAATAATTTGAGCAAAGTCTAAAAACGGGCTTTTTTATTGATAGAATAGAGGCAAGCAAACGGTGATCGTACCGGCTAGTAAACGAAAGTTTACATGTTCATTAAAAATTTAGAGTTTTCTATAATGTATGCAAATGAAAGTATACATTACCCCAAGACTCTTACAAATGAAAGTATTCAAAATGAATTATTCTAATGCATTAATTGATGCCATTCTAGCCGGGCGGGAATTTTCATCGGTTAGAATCAATGACGGATTCAATGAACGTTATTTGATGAATTCTAATACTTGGTTAGTATATTAACTGGAGAATATAATTATGTCAGAAAATAATATTATGATCGGTTTGAATGTAATTATCTGGTTTATCGTTTGCCCGATTATCAGTCATTACATTTAATCTAAAATTATCTGATAATATCTTGATTTAATATCAGGGTATTATCGGCCTAATTTTGGGCGATTTTGCAATCAAAATATCATGCAAAAATACATCAATAGAATATGCGAGATAATGGCGCTGAATTTAGCATCCAAGTTAATCGAATCAATTGGAGTAAATAAATGAAATATTATCTCAAAATAGTAAACAGTAAAAATGAAGTTGCTATAATTGATTGTGTATCATTTGATGATGCACTTAACACTAGAAACGCATTTATTAATTATGATTGTAATCTCAAAATAACTATAGAAACGAAAGAGGATTAATTAAATAGTATTTTCTGATAATATCTTAGGATTATATTCTAGGATATTATCGGGATAATATTCTCATTATCCATAACCAACAAAACAGGTAGTTATAATGCAACGAATCACAATCAAATTTTTGCAAGCCAAAGTTAAAACAATCAACGGGGTTACAAAGTCACCTTATGAGTATTTCAATGCCGATAAGTCGATCAATGTGGGGCATTATCATATCAGTCAAGCATACGGTGGCTACTCTTTGCAGCGCACTATGAACGACGCTGGAGGTACAATTGATGTTTTTTCATGCGGTCATATAACGGCACGAGAATTAGCTGCTTTAATGAGTGCTTACCTTATTGGATTGGCTCATAACTAAATCAAAGATTATCATGAAAATCAAACCATCAAAATCAATAGCTATCGTTGCGCACGGTGCAACCCGCACCAACTTTAAAGGGTAACTGCATGATAAAAACAACCTTAGTTTTTATCGCTGCATTGTACTTAGGAATATGGCTTTTGATGCTTGTATTGATCCTCATAACATATATACGGCAAAGTATTAAACGTAAATTTAAACGTTAAAACAAATGATAAGATAGCGGGTTGATCGAAAGGTTGACCCGCTATTTTTAATGCAGGTTAAATCATAGGGGTGTCTGCAAGGGCTTAAACCGTTTGCCAGTGACGGCAGATAAAACGAATAATAGCATAAAAAATTTTTCCCTGCCCGTACTATCGTTAGTAGTTATTCAAAGAGCATCATTCTAGGATTATCAAAAGGTAAACGATAATTGAACCATATAAAAAACCATAAGCGATGTAAACATAGTGCAAAGTATAGCGGATATTTTAAAATCATAGTATTATCGGAAGGTAGGAGTGGTTCTTACATCAAGCACCCGTGACTTACAGCAGTTACCAAACATGCCACGGATAACCCAAGATGACAACAATTACTAAATCAAAATTAAATCAGAGGTGAAACAAGTACTCAAACAATTGATCAAAGCTTTAGTATAAGCGTTCAGAGCATCAACAAACGACTCAAAACCTATCTAGAAGCCTTCATTATTTATCCGACATAGTAAGTATAGGATAAAGCGTTTAAGCTCTTAAATCACGTTTAAATCGTTAGATATTTACCCAAAGAAAAATCCCCAAGGCTGTTACACCAAGGGGATAAAATTTTAATTTTTAATTTTGCTTTTCTTAACTTCAGTTGCTAGTGCTTTATCTTCAGCTTTAGCTCTTTTTTCTTGTAGCTCTGCTCTAAGCTCTAATCTACGCACAATTTCTTCTGCATCAAACCACAACTCTTTACCCATGATAACTTCTTCAAGTTCTTTATCGCTGAGAAAATCCTTATAGACACTGTTCATTAAGCCTCTAACTTGCTTATCTACGAATGAAGCGTGTGAGATAACGTCTGACTGCTTACCGAAAGCTCCAAATGTAGCTGAATGCACCATCATGGTAGCGTAAGGTGAAACAGAAATACTAGGAGATGCTAGTGCAATAAGAGAAGCTGCTGATGCTGCTACACCTTCAATACTAGCGTGAACGTCAGCTTCTGTGTTTTGAATAGCGTTAATAATTGCAATTGCACCATCTAATTGTCCACCGTAGCTGTTAATGCTAAGTAAGATAACATCCCCTTCACCTAAAGATTTAATACCTTGTAGAACTGTACGATAATACTTAGGTTCCTTAATGTTTTCATCTAAATGAACTTTAATGCAACGATTTACATGTGTACTTTCAAAGTAAGGTAGATACGGTGAGTTACGGATATTTACTTCACCTTCGTCATCATCGTCCTCATTACGTGCTAGTGAAAAATTATTTTTAAATTTATTTTGCATTGGGTTCTCCTTTATTAAAGACCGTGTTGTTTACCATAATTATAACCGTTTCTATCTAATTCTTCAATCTTAGCTACTCTATATTTAACAGCTTCTGCAAAAGCAGGAAGTAAACCATATTGAGTCACCGAAAACTTTTTATTCATTGTCTTTGGTTTACTGTTTACATACTCACTCCAAGTAGTCACAGCATACAAAATAGTCTTCAATCCTGATTTTGTGTTGTATTCTTGAGAGTACCATTGAACACCTGTAACTCCAGTAGTGTTTACTGAACTCTTTCGTTTGTTCCTAGCTTGCTGTAAAATATTAGCCCATCGGATATTTCCTTGAACATATCCTTTGCTCGGATCAATTCTATCAATAGACCAATTTTTAGTGTTTTCAGGTGCTTCTCCAACCTCTGCGTAAAAAACTAAGAAGTCCTCTATGAACTCTTTTTGCATCGTAATACCTCTTTGACCATACAAGTGATAATCTTTAGAGTTTTTATTATAACACCTCTCACGAATTTTACACCATGTTTTATATACTTTGTTAGTTTGATTAAAACCGTACGTTGTTCTAGAAAGAGACAAAGCTTTGATTGAGCATTCTCTACAACCATGTTTGTATTTATCTGCAGTAAAATTACTACTACTGGAAATAAATATTTGATTACAAACATTACAACTGCACTCATAAGCTGCAACTCTACTTTTAGGGTTGGAACCTACATATTTTAAAACATTGATTTGATTAAAGGACATTCCTTCGTATTTTTTACTACGATTTGTTTGGATTAGTTCAGAAATTCTTAACATACTCTTCTCCTATTAGTTATTGGATATTTAATTATAACACAATAAGAGAAGAATATCAAGGTTTATTTTAAACCTTTAGCTTGTCGTTCATCTCTAACCATTGCAGTAATAAACTCCTTTACAGCATCGGATCGAACAATATCGTTAACATCTCCAAAATCAATAAAACCAAAATTATCTTGAAGTTTGTGTCTAGTTACAAAATCAACCAACCATGTAAAACCAGAACCTTTATTAATCTCAGATTGTCTGACATCACCTGAGAGTACCAGTTTACTGTTTTTACCCATTCGAGTAACAATCTTAACTAGCTCTTCTTTAGTCAAATCAGAGGATTCTTCTACTAAAAGCCAAGCATTGTTGATACTCATGCCTTTTAATACCTCTAAAGGAATAAACTCAATATCACCAGAACCTAGTGCAATCTCAAACTGTGCTTTACCAAGACGATCATTAAAGATTGGGATAACTGCGCCTAACCATACTTGCAACTTTTCAGTTGCATTTCCACTGAAGTAACCCAATGATTGACTAGAACTCACAGCAGGTCTTGTAATAATAATCTTATTAATTTTATTTAAACGGTACAAGTCAGCAGCCATTACGGTTGGGATATATGTTTTACTAGTACCGGCATAACCAGTTGCAATAATTACATTTTTGTCTTCTAGTAGATCAATATACTCTTGTTGTTTACGGTTCATTGCTACAAGAGGTTTAACTCTGGTTTGCCTTTCTTCCATAAACTTATCTTTTACAATACGTGCAGTTCCAACTTCAGCTTTACTTGCTCTAGTGTTTCTCTTCATAAATCCCCTTTACTACTGTAGGATATATTAATAATAATACCTCAAGTATTATCTTGAGGTATCGCATGATAATATTTTATATTATTCTTTTGGTTTTCTTCCACGTTTAACTTGATTATCTTGTGTATTTACTTCAGGTAATACCTGTGCATTATCTTCAGTGTATTTTTGAACAGCAACTTCAGGTTTTTTAACCATACCTGTAACCAACATTGAACCGAACGCAACCGGAAAGTTTTCGTTGGATTCAAAGTCAAATCGCCAACCATCAATGATACTCTGTTGTACAGTCTGACAAAACTCATATAAGCTATAAGTTTCAATTTTTTTAATTTCCATAGGTACTCCTTATTAAAGTTAAGCTCAGATTGCAACTGAGTAAACTCATTGTAGCACAACATAACGTATATGTCAAGCATTGCACAAATATTTAAAATAAAACTTGACAAACTGAAAACCTGTGCTACACTAAGAATATACTAACGTATATAACTACAGTTATAACATCAGTTTAATATATATGTTATAACCTATATTACTATATCTATAACTTTAGATGTTAATATCTAATAGTACTATAGATAGTAACATTAGATATTAACGTTATTTGATACTATGATATTATAAGATATAAAATACCTTAAGCTATATTGTACGGTGTTATATAGGTATAACCAATATAACCTATGTTTATCCTATATTATAATCTATATTATAACTTACGCGATTTATTATTATTTTATTTATTTTCTTTTGTGCTCCGCTAAGTATGTCCTCAAGCCGGTGGGCTTTCTTGCAGAAGGCTTGTTTGTCATTTGTAGTTGATTCTGCTCAGGTAAAACCTTCAGCAAAGCCCCTAGAAGGCGCTACAAGGAGCTAATTTAAGATAGTCTAGGGGTATGTAGCCTGAAGGCTTAAAACGAGCGTATAGAGCGTTTAAGCTAAACTTATGATTGTGCAAAAATATAAGGTGCAACTATGAACACAACAGAACTAAAAGAAACCATAGATTATGATATTATAGAAGGATCATTCTTCATCTTAAAGAATAACTGCAGATACAGGAGAATATTTCCAAATGAAGATGGATATATTATATTCTATAAAAATAGTAAAAGATTAAAGTTTAAAGCTAATAAGTTAGCAATTGAACTTGTGCAAAATATTATTGTGCAAAAAGATAAAGTAGTCTTACATAAAAACTTAGATGAAACTGATTATCGTTATATTAATCTAAAATTAATACCTAAGAAAATATATAATATTATTAAAGAAGCTCATAGAAATTTATCTGGTGCTTTAAAACTAAATCCACATGCTAAGGATGTATTCTCATATTTGCTAACTTGGAAAGAAAACTCTAAAGATAAAATTTTAGTTGTGCAAGATGTAGTTATAGCAAAAAGGTTATACACAAAGCTTCAACTCAAGTACGCTAAGATTTTAAACAAGTATTGTGTATTTGACTGATACAGTTAAAGACGTAAGTGTATTTGACTGATATTGTGAGAATCCCTGATATTTCTCTTGAAATTTCAGTATTCATGTGCTATAATCAAGGCTTCTATGTAAATTAAGTTATACTCCTTGTGTAAATTATACTATTAAGAGGTGTAAACCTGCCGAGGAAACAAAAGACTAAAACCTGCATAGAATCAAACCTTCATATGTTAGTCTAATTGCCCTTTCCTCCTTTCAGCTTTAGATGCTTCAGTATGAGCTGGATAAGTAACCAGCACTAACATATAGTTAGTCAAGCACTAATTCGCTATGCTCATTAGTAAAGCACTAATAAAATTTGTACACAATACTTGACAGAATGACATGTTTATGTCTATAATGAAAAAATAACAAGAATACTCCTATGAAATGCATAATCTGTAACCAATACTTCAAACGCTCAGTCTTTAATCAGACTTTTGAATGCGATACGTGTCAAGCTATTGTTTTAGATGAATTTGACTCTGAGATGCAAGTTGAAGTAGGACTGCTAAGGTATCCTTCAGGTAAGACTCAAGCTGTCATCTATGATGATGTAAATGATGATACCGGAGATTCAATTTAAAGAACCGTTCGAGAGGTAGCTTCGGCTATTACGGGAAGTAGCAGGGGATGCGCCCTGCGCTATAAGTTAAAACGCATAACTTACACTGTCCACTGTCCATAGACAAAGGACATACCAAACCTACCTTGGTGACCTTTGATGTTAAGGTTAGGAGAGTAATCTCCGGGCGTCCTTCGATACATAATGCGAAGTAAAAACAGAGGTTATCTCTGAGTAAAGTACTGCCAAATACTTTATTGAGTTTATGCGTGATATCTACGGTAATTACGAAAATATTACCCCGGAGTCGTAACCGGGACTAATACATAGGAGAATAAATATGTTTAAACCCGGACAAAGTGGAAATTTGAAAGGTCGCCCTCGCAGGGACACTATCACAGATAAACCAACTAACCGTGAACTAAAAGAACGTGAGTTGGTTATGCTCTTGCGTAAAGTGAAACCTCACGTAGCCGAAGCCATTATACAGGCAGCTAACATCATGAAGAATAAAGAAGCTAGTCACCAAAACCAGTTAAAGGCTGCAACTATCCTTTTGGATAACTATCGCAGATTAACTTTGGATTTATATGACGGTGAAGAAAAGGCAGATGAAGCTGGTGTAGAAGTACAGCAAAATAATGCAGCAATTTTCAGCTTGAAGGTTGTTAACGAAGATTAATTTATAGATTGGCTAGGGTAGCACCTGAAAAGTAAGCTCCTCACTTACCTGCCAGTTTGTTTATTTGAGGCTTATTCTGAGGAGAATATAAATGCAAGAGTTTAAAGATATTAAAGGTTTTGAAGGACGTTACGCAATTAACAAAAATGGTGAAGTTTATTCCTATTTTCTTAATCGTCTAATGAAATTAAAAACCAGTAAAACAGGCTATTTAGTTGTGCATCTTAGAAAACAGGAAGAAGAAAAACATCCTTCGGTTCATAGATTAGTTGCAGAACATTTTATAGATAACCCTGATAATAAACCAACTGTTAACCATATTGATGGTAATAAAAAGAATAACGGTGTAGAAAACTTAGAGTGGAGTACACACAAAGAACAAAGTAAACATGCACTAGACCGAGGATTAATTATTCCAAGAGGTAATCATATTTACTCTCCAGAATTTAAAATTAAAGTTAAATCTTATTTTCTAGAGAACAATTGCTCGGTTACAGAACTTGCAAGAATTTTTAACATTAGCGAAAGATCAGCCAAACGGTTTACAGAATTTGAAGGCGTAAAAGGTCTAAAACTTACAAATGAAGACGTAGGTAACATTATCAAATTGCGCGAACAAAATAAAACTTTAAAAGAAATTGCAGAGATATTTAATTGCGGGATTTCACAAGTACACAGAATTACAAAAGGAATGTCTAGAAATGTCGAATATCTCAAATAATCAAATAACCATTGCACCTGCTAGTAAAAAACAAGAGATGTTTTTAAATAGCAATGCTACAATCACCTTAGCAGGTGGTGCGGCTTAACAGATCGGGTCGCATAAAACCTATCTAATTCAGGGAACCCCTAACGTAAAGTCGAGGGCAATCCTGAGCGAAGCCTAGAAATAGGAACGTGCAGAGACTATCGAAAGCGCAGCAATTGCAAGCAAGTAGAGTAAGCTTTAAGTGAAGCTGAAACGGTAGGGTGTTCATAACACAAGATATAGTCCGATACCCAAAGAAATTTGGGAATGATTTAACGAATCATACAACATTTAGGGATCAGGTAAAACATATACCGCTTTACTAATTGCATTAAAATTTATGCAGCATCCACGTGCAACAGGTGTTATCTTTCGAAGAACATCTAAGATGCTTACTGCACCCGGTTCAATCTGGCATGAGGCTGTAAATCTATACACCAGTATTTATCCTAATTTAAGAATTAGATCAAGAGAGCTTGAGTTAATCTTTCCAAATGGAGCGTTACTTAAGTTTAGTCATATGCAACATGCTACTAATGCTTTGGACCACAAAGGTGGTCAGTACTCATTAGTTATCTTTGATGAGGCGACAGATTTCGAGGAAGAAATGGTTGTCTATTTGTTATCTCGTATGCGTAATGCTTATGTAGATTATAAGCCGCAGATGTTTCTCATGACAAACCCCGATTATAACTCATTTCTGAGAAGTTGGTTAGAAGATTACTACCTAGATCCAAATACTGGTATTCCACTTCCAGAGAAAACAGGACACAAGAGGTACTTCTTCCGTCAAGGCAACACAATGCTTTGGTACAATAGTCTAGAAGAAGCTGAGACAGCGCACGGTGTTGGAGATGAGTCAGGCATTAGCTCATTTACCTTTATCGGTGCAAGTTGCCGAGATAACCCACCATTACTTAAAGCACAACCCGACTATATCAGCCGATTAATGTCGTTACCAAGGGTTGAAATGGAAAGACTTTTGCATGGTAGTTGGTTTGCTCGTCAAGAGTCGGCAGGGCTATTTAAACGTGAATGGGTAGGTCTTGTAGATCATGCAAACGGTAGAGCTAGAAAAAGAATTAGAGCTTGGGACTTTGCGTTTAGTAAACCCTCAGAGCAATATCCTAACCCCGATTGGTCAAGAGGTGTATTAATCTCTAAAGACCCAAATAATCTTTATACAGTAGAAGATGTAGTATCCCTACGAGATAGAGTGCATGAAGTAGAAAAGTTAGTATTCGATACTGCTTTGCACGATGGTCAAGATGTAGTTATCAGCATTCCGTTGGACCCTGCAGCAGCCGCTGGTGCTTATGCTAAGGATTTGCAACGCAAGTTAGCTGAAATGGGTTTCAGTGTAAGACTTACCAAACCTGTTAAATCTAAGATTACTCGTTTTGCTCCATTCTCAAGTATTGCACAAGCTGGTTTCGTTAACGTAGTAAAAGCTAACTGGAACAAAGATTTCTTTGATGAACTAGAAGTGTTCGATGGTGATCCTAAAAAGAAGGATGACCAAGTAGATTGTTGCTCAGATGCAATGCTTTTATTAAACAAAGACACACAACTACCTGTATTCTCACTACCAGACTTCACAGGTAGTAACCCATTTGATGGAAGCATCACAGGTTCCAATATCCCTACATTTCAAAGTTCACTAGTTTCATAATTAAAGGAGCCGTTAATGGCACGTAAATCACAAAACAACTCAGTACAAAAAGCAGTGGATGATACGCCAGATCGCTTCAAATTAAGTGAATCAGGTTATCTTGGTTTAAATGTCTTCAACGGTGTTTCTAATGATGAACTCAAAAGAGAACTGAACTTTCCTAACAGTGTTAATACTTATAAACAAATGTCTTATCACGCTACGATTAATTCTGCGTTGACATTGTTTGAAAATATTGTAAGTAAAGCCGATTGGAAGTTCAAGCCTGTTGCAGATGCTACACCTGAAGAGACTGAACATGCCAAAATCATCAATGAAATGATGCAAGACTTGACGGATCAAACTTGGAGTGAATTTATCTCTGAAGCAATGTCTGCTAATATGTATGGATTTTCTGTGCATGAAAAAGTATATCGTAGACGTTTAAAATCCAACGGTTCAAAATACAATGACGGTGTTATTGGTTGGAAGAAACTACCAATTCGTAATCAAGAAACTATTGAAAAGTTCATCTTCAGTGAAGACGGTAATGAAGTAAAGGGTGTAAAGCAAAACCTTTCAGCTATCTCTGATGTTTACAATCGATACAGCAGCCGCACAAATAATGAAGTAATTTTACCTCGCAGCAAGATTATGCTGTTTCGTGCAGGTAAACACAAGGGTGATCCTTTCGGTAAATCAATGCTACGTGATGCTTATCTTGCATGGCGTTTCCTAAGCGTAATCGAAGAGATTGAAGCTAACGGTGTAGCTAAAGATTTAGCTGGTCTACCTGTGCTAAAGCTACCTCCACAGTATCTATCCTCAGAAGCTTCTCCTGATCAAAAAGCAATTCGTGCATACTATGAAAACGTAATGCGTAACTTGCAGTTAAACCAACAGTCTGCATTGATTCTACCACAAGCGCATGATCCTGATACAAAGCAACCTTTGTTTGAACTTGAACTACTATCTTTAAACGGTAGTAAAGCAATGGATACCTCTAAGATTAAAGAATACTATAAAAATCTAATCTTGACTTCCTTGTTTGCTGATATTCTAGTACTAGGTCAATCAGGTAATGGCTCTAACGCTCTAGGTCAAGTTAAAAACTCTTTATCTGCTACTGCTGCAGAATCTATGCTTAAAAAGATTCGTGATGTTATTAACGAAGATTTAATTAAACAAACCTACGAACTAAACGGTTGGGATACTTCTCGTATGGGTCATATGGACTTTGACAACCTAGAGATTGAAGACTTAGAATCATTCAGTAAAGCGGTCCAAAGATTTAGTAGCACATCTGTACTTGAAATTGATCGTGCAGTATTAAACCGTGTCAGAGAATCACTTGGTGTAGATAGTCTACCTGACGATGAAGAGCCAAACGCAGACTATTTACCCGCTATGACTTCTCGCAGTGGAGATGGTTTTAAAACTGCAGGTGAAGGTACGGCAACATCACCTTCTGGTGCAGATACAAGCTCTGGTAACTTAGAGAATGCTGCATAATACTGAAAAAGTAGCTGCTGTATATTGGTTACATCTAAAGAATGACACCGATGTATTTACACAAGGATACGTTGGTGTTACTACTAGATTAATCGATATTAGATTTAGAGAGCACTGTAACAAATTTAAGAGTTCTTACAATCCTTATAATCCGATGCATTTAGCTTTTGCACAACACGGAATAGATTCAATTGTAAGAACTCGCCTATGTGTTTGCAATGTAAAACAAGCATATGAACTTGAACGTATACTTAGACCATTTGAATACATGGGATGGAACACTGTAGAAGGTGGTAAACTTTCAAAATCAGCAATTGAAATAATCAATAGAAAATGTAAATACAATTTATCTTGAATTAACCAGATTAATATGCTATAATAGTCTACAAATACCCTGAGTAAATCTCAGGGTTATTGTTGTTTTAAAAGGAGAAAATATGCAATGGTCTGCAGATAACCTGCCAGCTTCCATGAAGAGTAAATCTTTAAAATTAAGGGAGTTATTTGCAAAGGTAGCCAACGCTTCTCTTGCTAAGGGATACTCAAAAGAAGAATCAATCTTCGCTGGAACTAACGCAGTAAAAATAGAAGAACGAAAGAGTCAACCTGCAAAAGTAAAAGCACCTAAGCTTCCTTCACACGTAGAATCACTAAGAAGCTACACAAGCCCTTTTGAGATGGTTTCCAAGGCTGAAACTACAATTGAAACCCCTACTATAAAAGCTGCAGAATTTGATGCACAAGGTCATCTTGTGATTCTAATGTCCGATGGTAGACGAGTAGTAACCAAAGGTAAAGCTGTAGAGCAGCACATTGATCAAAGAATCGGAGTTAGTGTAAACCCTGTATTCGATCATGTGCAGATGAATACCACAGCTAATTATACTGCAGAAGATTATCTTCCCGGTATGCTTACTTGGAATGAATTTGAAGATTGTTTAGATATTGTGCAAGGTGATAGTTCAGTATTGCAAGTTGGTCTTGAGCAATATATTGAAGTTATTAATAAAACAAGTAGCACTTTACCCAATGGTTCTGTTGTAAAATTTTCAGGTGTAAGCTTAGAAGAAATTCCTGAAGCTTCTCCTTTACTTGCAGATGGTAGTGTGCCTTCACTGTATATTATCGGTGTATTGACTAATACTCTTATTCCCGGTCAGAGAGGTAGAGCTACTATTTTAGGTAAAGTACGCAATCTTAATACTACTGGATTGGATGTAGGTGAAACTTGGCAAAAAGGTACTTTACTTTGGGCACATCCTACGCTACCGGGAAAGATGACAAGTGTTCAGCCCACTGCACCTAATATTGTAATTTCAGTAGCTGCAGTTTTAAAAGCAGATGCAACGCAAGGTATTATTCTAGCAAGACCTGTAATATTTCCTAGATTATTTTATGGAGTATTTTCAAGTTCTGTCACACAAGCAGCACTTTCTGTTAACACTGCATATAAAGTAAACTTTGAAAACACAGATATTTCAAGTGGTGTAAGAGTAGTTGATCAAAATAAGATCACTACAGATAATGCAGGTCTTTATTCTTTTGATTTTAGATTGCAGTTAACCTCTTCTAATTCATCACAAAAAGTAATTTACATATGGGCTAGAAAGAACGGTGTAGACATACCGCGAAGTACTTCTAAAGTTACTATTGTTGGTAACGGTGTAGAGTTAGTACCTTCTTGGAGTTTTTCAGTCAGTATGCAAATCAACGATTATTTTGAATTAATGTACGCAGTAAGTGATACAGCTATTTCAATCAATGCTCCTGCAAATACAGCATTTGCACCAGCAACACCTTCTGCTACATTACGTGTAAGTCAGATTAATTTATAAACAAAACATATTAAGGAAAAATCATGAGTACAGTAATTGAAGGCGTATTTACGCAAGTTGGTCAAGCAGATCAAGTCATCCCATTGAGAGTAGATTCAATTGGTCGTTTACAAACAACAGCTATAGCTACAATTAGTTCTGAAGTTGAAATCACGAATGATACAGGTAATCCTATCCCTATTTCAATCAATACAAGAACATGCGTAGGTCGCCAAACTATTAGTGTCACTACAGCAACGGTAGTTACTCTTACAGTTCCTACGGGTGCTGTAGCTGCAAGTATTCAAGCAGACGGTAGTGCAGTGAGTATTACATTAGATGGTACTACTCCTACTAGTACAGTAGGTTCACGCATTGATGACGGTATGTATTATTATGTAGATACTAGTCTTGCCGCCGTTAAACTAATTGCTCGTACGGCTACAACAAACGTTCAAGTTGTTTATTTCAACAAGGCATAAATCATGAGAGCAATAGATCGTTTATTGCGAAATAGACCAAAAGCAGGTGGATTATCGCTTGCAGGTAAAATCAAAGCTCTGTTTGCTAACGGTGAACAGGGCTGGTGGTATGACCCCAGCAACTTCTCAACCCTCTACCAAGATAGCGCAGGTACAACGCCTGTAACAGCGGTAGAGCAGCCTGTGGGGTTGCAACTGGACTTGAGCAAGGGGTTGGTGCTTGGGCCTCAGTTGGTGACGAATGGTGATTTTTCGGCTGGGACGGGTTGGACGCTTGACGCTGGGGCAGCCATTGGCAGCGGGCAACTCGCATTCTCGTCTGTCAGCTCAACGCTTGGCGCACGGCAAACAGGGGTTTACGTCAATAACGCAACATACCGTGTAACTGTAACGATTGTTTCGGTGACACGCGGCCAAGTTCGCATTCGGATTAACGGCGGAGCGTTCTGGCTCGTTCCAACATTGCCGGGGACGTATTCTCAGTTTGTTGTCGCGGGGACATCTGGGCCTTCAATTAATACACTTGAGGTAGTCGCGGCAGGAACGACAAGTGCAACTATTGACAACATCTCCGTCAAAGAACTCCCCGGCAACCACCGCTTCCAGTCCACCAGCGCAAACCGCCCTGTGGTATCTGCGCGGGTGAACTTGCTGACCAAGACGCAGGAGTTCAGCAACGCAGCGTGGGGCCAAGACAACCTGACGATCAACACAAGCGGCGGCACTGCTCCAGATGGAACGCAGACGGCCAACTTGATGACTGAGAACGGTGTCTCTGGTTCACACCGGGTATACCAAGGGCCTACGACCACAACCGCAGGGCACATTGCCTCGTTCTACGCGAAGTACGCCAGCCGCCAATGGTTGTACGCAAAAATCAGCAACTCAGCGGCAGCATCGTTGTACGCATGGTTTGACATTCAAAACGGCGTTTTGGGCAACGTCCAATCTGGGATAACGGCCACCATTACTAGTGTTGGCGATGGCTGGTACAGATGCACGGTGTCTGTGGCGTCTGCGCTTGCGGGTTCCAACAACATCATACTGGCTGGGGCGGCTTCAAACGGAAACAACGGCGTGTACTCTGGGACTTCCGCATGGCTTATGTGGGGCGCAGACCTCCGGCCCACCAACCAAGGCGTAGGCCTCCCCGCCTACCAGCGCGTCAACACCAGCACGGACTACGACAGCACAGGCTTTCCGATCTACATCAAGCCCAACGGCTCAAATCAGTCCATGCAGACCAACAGCATCAACTTCACCGCTACGGACAAGATGACCGTGTGGCAGGGGGTGCGGAAGTTAAGTGATGCTGCTGGATTTTCAATATTGACAGAATTGAGCGCAGATGTTGGCTCAAATAATGGGTCATTTAGCATCCAAGCCCCAAGAGCAACTACTGTCTACTTTAGTTATCGGAGTAAAGGGACAGTGTTAGCAGACGCTCAAGAAGCTAACGCTGCGTACGCTGCGCCGATTACTACAGTGATGTCATGTATTAGCAACATTTCAGGCGACATTGCAACTCTGCGACTAAACGGCACACAAGTAGCCCAAAGCACCGCAGACCAAGGCACAGGCAACTTCGGCACTTACCCCGCCTACTTCTACATGCGTGCTGGCACTTCCCTGCCATTTAACGGCAACGACTACGGCTCTATTGCCCGTGGCGCAGCATCCACCGCAGCGCAGATCACGGCTGGGGAAACGTACATTAACTCTAAAACGAAAGCATATTAAATGAACTCAACACTAGCAACCGTAGTGGTTCTTGCAGCAGATCAGGAGGTGGCGCAAGCTGCTTTTCCTGAGTATTTTACAGCACCTGCATCTGCTACTGGAGAACTACCAGTCACTCACTACTTAACTAATGGTTATTTTGATGATACTGAATTAGATACTATCTGTAACGATGTTAATTGGCCTCGCAAAGTTTACTTTGGAGCATTAGACGCAGGATTACAAAAAGCAGGTTTAATGCTTGTGCAAGAAGTACAAGAAGTATCTGAAGTTTAACTTAAATAAAATCAAGTGATATTATTGTGCATTAATATATGAATAATAAATATTTCACTTGATTTATTATCAACATTGTGATATAATTATGTTTATATTGCGCTAAATAGGAATGGTATGGAAACAATTAATAAAGCTAAAAGCTATGCTCCTACAGATGCAATGCGAAATAATGCACGAAGAGGTTTAGCCTTACGTGAGAAATGGAACCGTGGCGGCTTAGATACTCGTGAAGCTGGAAAACAAGGTATTGGTTCTGGTGTAGCTCGCGCACGTGATGTGATAGAGGGTAATCTAAGCTTAGATACTGTCAAACGCATGTACAGCTTCTTCAGTAGACACGAAAAGAACTACCGACCAAAAGATAAAGAAGCAGACGGTGGCCCTAAAGCTGGCGAAATTTCTTGGCTCCTCTGGAGTGGATCAGCAGGTTTCGCATGGGCACGTAGCATTCTAAAAAAAGAAGGTATCTTGAAGTCTTATATTAAAGATATTACTGACGTGGAATTAAATACTGAAGACGAGCTACCGGGAGTTAAACTTCCAATTACAAAAGCAGTTGATGAAGAGTTAAAGCAAGTTACTTACGTTGCTATGATCCCTGATCACACAGATTTACATGGTGATTATACATCAGAAGCTGAAGTGCGTAAAGCTAAAGAGTCTTTCAATAAAAGCATGATGAGAGCTAATTTATTTCATCTAGTAATGACAGATACTTTTGATGTTATTGAATCTTACTTAGCACCTTGTGATATGGTCCTGAATGATCAGTTTGTTAAGAAGTCCACATGGTTAATGACACTGCAAGTAAATGATGATTCTCTTTGGCAGATGATTAAAGATGACGAAATTACAGGTATTTCCATTGGTGCTCTAGCGGGTGTTGAAGATGTAGATACTCCAGAATAAAGGAACAAAATGACACAAGCTACAAAACGTAAAACTAAACGCAAACTAAGTGATATCGACTTCAGTGGTGAAGGTTCCCATATTGCATTAGTCTCCAAGCAGCAGGGTGGTACAGCCTCCGGTGCTAACTACAAGTTGGTACTTAAAGCAAATAACTTCAGTGAAGAGTTTGTACAAAAGATGCAACAAGTTCGTGTAACTATGGAGCTACCTGATTTTCTACAGCGTTTCTTTGGTCTATACGGTGAACAAGCTGATATTCTTGCTTACATGATGGGTTACGTAGAACCTGCTGAAACACAAGCAATGGAAAAAGTTGAAGCTGAAGAAGACTATCAAGATTGGATTAAATCTAAGATGGAAGCTTTTGAGATTTTAAAATCTGCTCACGAAGCAGAAACTTTATCTGAAGTTCTATCAGAATTAGATGAAACAGAATATTTAGCTATGCTCAACGATCAAGCTTTAATTGAAAAAGCAATTAAATCTATTGAGAAAGCAACACAAGAATCTGCACCTGCTGCTATTGCGAAGCAATCCCAACGGGGTTGTGATCTTGCAGACGGTAATGATACCTCAACAAACGCTGGCGTTGAGAATATTGAAGGGGTGTCTACCTCTGTTAACAAAGAAGAATTGGAGAAATCTAAGATGGATGACGAAGTAAAAGTCGAAACCGTTGAAAAAGCTCAGTTTGAACTTGTGCAAAAAGCTCTAGACGAGCAGAAGGTACAACTACAAAAAGCTATGGAAACAATCGCTCTATTTGAAGCTGAGAAAAAAGAAGCTGTGAATAAAGCAAAAACTGAAAAAGTTAAAGCTATCGTGAAAGACGAAAGCAAAGTACAGGCAATCGCTAAGGCTGCACTGGCACTAGAATCCGAGGATGATTTTAATGCGTTCCTATCTGCTGTTGAAGCATTGGTAGCAACCGTAGAAACATCTGAGATGTTCGTAGAAAAGGGTGCTTCTACTCAAGAAGAACCTGCTGTTAAAGAATCTGCTGTGGCAAAGTTACTTAAAGCCAAGCAAGCCAAATAATAAAATAAAAGATGAATAACTTTTATGTTTATGTTCATCGGAGACTTTCTGATAATAGACCATTCTATGTTGGAAAAGGCAAGGGTAATAGGGCATATAAAAAATCTGGGAGAAATCTAAGATGGTTACGCACTGTTAATAAACACGGGTATGCTGTTGAAATAGTTTTTGATTCTCTAGAAGAAACAGAGGCACTTCAGTGTGAAAAAGACATAATTCTAGAATTTAAATATTTTGGCTATGATCTTTGTAATATGACAGATGGTGGTGAAGGAAGATCAGGTTCCAAAGTATCTGAAGAAACTAAGCTAAAACTCTCAAAAGTTCATTTAGGTAAACCCAAAACACCCGAAGCAATTGAAAAAACTAGGTTAGGTTCTCTGGGTTTAAAAAGAACACCAGAGCAAAAATTAAAGAATTCTCTTGCTCAGATAGGTAATAAACATAAAGAAGACAAATCAAAATACGTATTCTTTTCTCATGATGATATCTTTTATGGTAGCCGAAGAGAATTAGAAAATTATGCAAACTTAAAACCATACAGTATAAATCAACTATTTACTGCAGGAAAAAGGTCTTACAAAAGCGTATCAGAATGGTCTGTTCTCAAATTCAATCAATTGATTTTAATAAATAATATTTAAGGAAAATAAAATGCCACTCATTGCAACCGAAAATAAACGTCTTTCTAACGTTGTCAAACAAGAACTCTTCCCTGAGACTGCTTACTGCCGTCTAGCTGTTACTTATAACGGCACCGCAGCTACTCTAGTTCCCGGTACTGTGCTAGGTAAAGTTACAGAAGGCGGTAAGTACAAAATCGCTGTACAAACTGCAACTGATGGTTCAGAAGTCGCTGATGCAATCGTAATGGTTGAACAAACCGTTGCTGCTACTACCGATACTAAAGTTCTATGCTTAGTAAAAGGTCCAGCCACTGTATCTAAAGATGGTCTAATTCTAGACGCTACATACAACCTAGATGCTGAAAAAGCTGCTGTATACGCTGCTCTAGAAGCTAAA